TTAACAAATCAGAAAGGTCATCAGCGTTACGCGAAACCGATAAGCGATTTCGTTAAGGCTTTTCCATTCAGCGCGCGTCACCACGTCATCCTCGGTGTACTGACGATACGCATTAACCAGATCGCCCAGTTGCCCCACCAGCTCCGCCAGCTTGATCCCAATCTCTTCGTTGGCATCTTCCCCAGTCGCGCCAGGAATGTGCATGCCGTTATCAGTTTCAAGTGAAATGTAATCGGCAAGACAGGTCACGCCCGCAGCTCGCTGAAGTACCAGCGCCCACTCAAGCGGGAAAATTTGATCGCCACCAGCACGTAACCGATTGAAAATCGCGTCCTGGCTAACGTCGAGAACCTCAGCCGCCTCTTTGTACCCGCCCGGAAATGCCGCGATAATTTTTCTGACTACCGCGACATACGAATCGGTTTGTTTCTCTACTTTCCAGTGCTCTTTGCCCACGGTTAACCCCTTCTTGCTGTGGTTACGGCTGCTTATCAGTTTCGTTAGTCTTCTGATAAAGCTTGCTGTCGTACTTAAGTTTCCCTTTAGTGATTCGCTCAATAACAAAAGCTTGCTTCTCAGGAATGATTTCCCCCCACCGGCATACAGCGGGATGAGAAATACCGAGAGCGCTGGCTGTCTTTGAGATGCCACCAAAGTGCTCAACGACGTCTAATTTGTGCATGATTCCTCCTTAAAGTTGACGCCTTAAAGGTAACAAAAGGTACATTAAATAGCAAACAACAGTTACCTTTGAAATGTGTAACATAAGTTACATGAGAACAGAAATGAAAGACCGAATTAGATCCAAGCGGTTACAGCTTGATATCACTCAGGATGCACTAGCAAAAAAGCTTGGTGTAAGCCGTGTCTCGGTAACGAAATGGGAAAATGGAACAACAAAGCCGGATGGCGAAAATCTTCATCAACTGGCAATTACCCTTTCTACAACACCGGAGTGGTTGCTCTATGGGCGCGGAGAAATCAATGAAGATGACACTCGCGTAATCCCCTTCATCAAACCGCCCAAGGTTGTTCCGATTATATCCGCCGTTCAGGCTGGGCAGTGGACTGAAACTTATGCATGTTCAAGGTTGACCGACGTGATCTCATGGACCCAAACCACCGCTGATGTTTCTGAAGAAGTTTTTGGTCTAGTTGTTCGTGGGGAATCAATGACCAACCCACACGGCCTCCCTTCAATACCTGAAGGTTCAATAGTAATTGTTGAGCCGCGGTACGGTCAGTTAGATGATCTTTACGGGAAAATAGTCGTGGCAATATTGGATGGTTCTTCTGAAGCGACGGTTAAAAAACTTGTTTGGGACAGTCCCCATTCTTACCTAATGCCTCTTAACCCCGCATTCCCACCTATCCCAATTGACGGTAACTGCCGAATAGTTGGGAAGGTTGTCCAGATTACACAGAACATTTAAATAGCTGCTCGTAAATGCCGGTTACATTGAACCGGCTTTTTTTTGCCCATCAATGTAACAATAAGTACATTGGACACTTGACCACAAAGGTAACTAAAGGTACATTCAATTAACGTTAGTGAACAAGTAAAACGCTCACAACAGGAAAGAGCGCTGAAGATGCCAGGAAACGCCCTACCGCCAGGCAGACAGACGGGTTATCCCGCAAGGGGTGGCGGCAGTGCTCTCTCCGTTGTGGTGAATTGCAGCCGCACCGACGGCAACCAGAAGACAAGCGCCTGGCCCACAACCTCATAAAACCAGGCAGTTGTGTTGTTGTTTGGCGGTACCAGAGTTATCCCATGAAGTCGCTGGTACCGCCCCTTTTTTACGCAACACACAAGAGCATCACCGGGTGACGGGCTCATTCCCCAATCCATCCGGGCGGTTGCAGCCGCAGGTGCTCTTTTGTGTTGTGTGGAGAAACTAACCGGCGGCCAGTGCAGATGGCCGCCACGCCATGAGGAAAAATTAATGTCTAACCCGTTCTTCAAAAACCTACTGATTTACCGCCTAAGCCGTGACATTGCCCTCGTTCAAGACGGTAACACAGAGGAACTAGCGCGCAAGTTGGAGAACTTTCAGTTCACGCCTTGCGGCAGCCAGGATATGGCAAAGGCCGGTTGGGTTCCGCCGCTGGGACAGCACTCAAACCAGCTTTTTCATCTGGTAAATGACCAACTGCTGCTCGTTATCCGTCGTGAAGAAAAGATTCTGCCAAAGCCGGTAATCGCAGATGAGCTGAATAAGAAAGTGTCGAAGCTGGAAAGTGATCAGGGTCGTCGCCTCAAGAAAAATGAGAAAGATTCTCTGCGCGATGAAGTTCTTCACTCCCTTTTACCGCGAGCTTTTACCCGTAGCAGCATGATCCGCATTTGGGTGAACCTTAACGCCGACCTGGTGATGGTTGACACATCGAGTGCTCGCCGTGCCGAAGACTCACTTGCGCTGCTCCGTAAAACGCTTGGTTCCCTGCCCGTCGTGCCGTTGACCATGGAAACCCCTATCGAGCTCACTCTCACTGAGTGGGTGCGTAACGCTTCAGCGCCATCAGGTTTTGCACTGGGCGATGAGGCCGAGCTGAAAGCAATACTGGAAGATGGCGGCATCGGCCGCTTCAAAAAACAGGAGCTTTCCAGCGACGAAATAGCCATTCACCTCGATGCCGGCAAGCTGGTTACTCAACTTTCGCTGGACTGGCAGCAGCGCATTAGTTTCGTGCTGAGCGATGCCGCCGCGATTAAGCGACTCAGGTACGCAGACGAGCTGCGTGACCAGAACGACGATATCGATCGGGAAGATGCCGCCGCACGCTTTGATGCTGATTTTATCCTGATGACCGGCGAGCTGACTGCCCTTCTCAACAGCCTGATGACGGCGCTGGGCGGCGAAGCCCAACGATAACCCCTAAATAGTGGCCTGCCCCATGTCTATGGGTTGGGTTGCTGCAACCAAAATTCAGGCGCGGTGCAGCGCGTAATAACGGAGAACAAGCGTGAATAAGAAATTACATGAGCCGGATTTAACAGATAAAGCATCGGCCCGATTAACAACGAAACAGCTTATTGGAGCTGCACATCATGCAGCACGTTACCTTCCAAAGGCCTCTGGGGAACTCGTCACTGAGTTGGCATCACGGCTGGATGTAACTCAGTCTGCGCTGTGCGAATCCCTGAAAATTCGTGATGTGCTTGCGTCGGAGAATGGGCAGATGCTTCGCCTGTTGACCGATATTAGCGAGAACCATGACGAATACGTAAATGAGGACGAATACCTGTATGCAGGCGTTCCGATGGATTACGTATCAGAAATAAACGCCTACGTTTCGAGGGATGTCGAAGCCGAAAACCCATTTCAGGCCACTGACGCATTCCTGGCTGAAGTGCGCGCTCATGGCAGAACTCAGGGAATTTACTTTGTAGCAAACAGAATGCTGGCCGCTTGGGAGCATGGTTTCATTGAGAGTCCTGAAAGTGAGGTCATTGACGTGGCTCGCATGATTCTCAGCTCTGTTGAAATGCTTCCAGATGCAGCAGAAGAGGACTTTGAGCGCGATTTCGCAGATGAAATGATGGGCGTCTTAACTGACTCGCTGCGCGGTAACAGCAATGGAGGTGCGTTGTGAAAGGTTTCTGGCGTGCTTGGGCGCGAATGAACGCGCATATCAGAATGCAAACCCGAACATACACGGATCGCGGGTTTTATTACGGCTCAATGAGCCGCGGGCAACACTACAAATGGCGGGACGCAGCATGAACACAACCGAACTGACTGACCTGCCATTGCTCATCAGCCAGGCAAAGGCATCGCAATTTGTACTGGAGTATTTATCTCAGTTTGATGCTGAGGACATTGATTCCGATAGCGTTGATTTGCGCTTCGAGGTTGACGATGTGGATACCGGCTCCACCGTTTCAATCGTTGATGAATGTGGTCATGCCGCCGAGTCAATCAAGGCGCTGGTAGAGGCGCTGGATAGGGCGCAAATCGATCATGAATTGACCAGGGGCAATTGCTCATAGCGCACCGAACACTTTTAAATCAGCAGGCACGAATCGCTGAACTGGAGGCGCGGACGGTCACAGTCAAATTCCAGCCAATTCCGATGAGCGAACTGGGTAATAAATGCGACGGCGCGAAACATCCGTACCTGTTCGGAGCTGGTTACAACAGTGCAACTGTTTGTTGCGGTACTGAATTGGAGCTGGCCTGCGCCGCCGTCGGTATCAAATGCGAAGTGAAGGGGGAGTGAGATGAAAGATAACCTGAGTGATTTAGCAAGCCTTCTACAAGGCATCGCGGGCGTAATTTCAGATGGTGAAAGGGTGCAGTACGAGTGCCCGGAGTATTTAAAGTCTTCATTACTTGAGGCTTCACACGCTTTGGATTGTCAATCTGTCAGGGTTAATTATCCGCCAAATGGGAAGCCCGAAATCGTTAATGCTCGCGGTGCCCATCGCCAGCTGACTTTGAGAGAGCGTTTCGCAATTCGCATTCTCGGTGGCAGAACGGAGATAAGACCATGACATTCACCAAAGAGCAGTTGATCGAGCACATCAATGGGCGAAAGGAATTTGCGGAAGAATGTGTTTCCGATTCGACGCTGCATCCTGTTCCCCAAATGGCTTCGTACGCATTATCGTTAGCCACGCTTGAAATCGCCCTTGCCGTGCTGGGGTCCCGCGCAGATGCGGAGCCAGCCCGCGAATTTCTGCCCAAAAATCTGGATCGTGCGTTGGGGGTAGTTGGTGTGGCGTTGCCTGAGTCACGAGAGGAATTCAATTTACAGTCAGAGCGTTGGATTCAGAGGCTAATTGACCGTGTTATTCGTTACGCGGATGAGTTCAAAGAGCAGCCCGCGCCGGTAGTGGTGCCGAACGACGTGCTTAACCGTCTTGAGCATGAGGCAAATCACGTCACAGCCTGGCATCACATGGATGAGCACTCATGTAAGGTAAGCCGCCGTGATCTTCTGACGTTGGTTAATGCCTGCCGCTCCTCCGTGTTTCAGGGTAAAGCCGAACCTTTTCAGGAGTGGATACCGTGCAGCGAGCGGATGCCGGAAACGGACGGTAACTATTGGGGATGGTGGAACGAAAGCAAGCGACAAGGCCCAGTCTGGTTTATCAAAAGTGACTTGCAGGCTCAATTCCAGAGCAGCGAGATAACTCACTGGATGCCTCTACCAGCAGCACCCAAGCAGGAGGCGCAGGAAGTAAAAAAGTAAATCGATGCGGTATTTGTTTTGACTGGGCCCGCAATGGTTGCGGGACCTGTATTTTTAAAGAATCACCGGGTGCAGCCGGTAAAGTGGAGAATAAGCCATGAAGCAAATGCTCACGCTTGAGGAATGGGCAGCAGAGAAATACCGGAGCAGTCCACCAGCTTTAAATACTCTGCGCCGATACGCAAAGCAAAATCTGTTTTCCCCGCCAGCGATGAAACAGGGTCGCAAGTGGCGAGTTAGGGAAGATGCAGAACTTGTGGGCGAATTGGCTAAGCCAAATATCCGAAAGACTGACTCGCCAATACTTCAGAGGATTCTTGCTGATGGCAGCCCGACCACGTAAAAACAATGTTTCTATTCCGAATCTTTATCCTCTCTATAGCAGGAAGGTGAATAAGGTTTACTGGCGCTATAAACATCCCGTCACAGGTAAGTTCCATGCGCTGGGTACAGATGAAACAGAAGCTGTTGCGATCGCTACTGAAGCGAACGCGCGGCTGGCGGAACAACGTACCCGGCAAATTCTTGCTATCAGTGACAGGATCGCTTCCAGCAAAGGCAAAGCGATTACGGTATCAACATGGCTGGATCGGTACTGGAAGATTCAGGAAGAGCGCCTGGCTTCAGGTGATATCAAGCTAAACACATTCAAACAGAAAAATAAGCCTGTTTCTTTATTGCGTGAACGAGCTGGTATGAAATTACTGCCATCCGTTGACGTACGTGATATTGCCCAAATTCTTGATAATTATATTGCGGCTGGTCAACCAAGAATGGCCCAGGTAATACGAACAGTACTGGTTGATATATTTAAAGAGGCTCAACACGCAGGTGAAGTTCCTCCTGGCTACGATCCAGCTTCAGCTACTAAAAAGCCCAGACGAAAAATTACTCGCCAGCGACTTAGCCTTGAGGAATGGCATAGGATATTCGCGATTGCAGACACCAACCACCAATATATGGGCAACGCTATGTTGCTGGCTTTAGTAACCGGTCAGCGCTTAGGTGATATTTCGAGGATGAAGTTTAGCGATATCTGGGATGACCAGTTACACATAGTTCAGGAGAAAACGGGAAGCAAAATTGCGATTCCATTATCACTACACCTGAACGCCATAAACTGGAGTTTGCGTGATGTAATCGCTCGCTGTCGGGATAACGCGGTTAGTCCTTATCTTGTCCATTTTTTTAGAGCCACGTCACAAGCAGAGCGTGGTGCTCAGGTGAGAGCGAACACGCTTACCATGAATTTCAGTAAAGCTCGGGACAAGGCAGAAATTGACTGGAGGGAGGGGACGCCTGCCACATTTCATGAGCAACGCTCTTTGTCAGAGCGGTTGTACAAAGAACAGGGAATCGATACTAAGAATCTACTGGGACATAAGTCTCAACAGCAGACAGATCGATACAATGACGATCGCGGAAAAAATTGGATTGTTGTAAAAGTGTAA